CGCTATGGCTTCCTGATCTATGACAAGGCCGGCAAGCGCTGGAAGAATTGCTTGATTGACTGAAGGCAGGTAATGATTAAACAATTATAAAAGTGGCATCAGATCCAACCAAACGCAGGAATAAAGCACATCTTCAGCACTTGCGGGATAACCGGGAAGAAGAAGCTGCCTTTGATGCTTGGTGGGATACCCTCACAGCTGAGCAACAGAAGGCTTACAGAAGTCTTAGCCCACCTATAATCCCTTATAGGGAAATGCCTATGCCTAGATTTGCTTTCCCAATCTATGCCAATGATAGCAAGTTTGCCACTGATGATCCAAGACGGCAGACTGAAGGCAGGGAGGAAGAAGGCTGGGTAACAAGGGAGCGTGTTCAGGAAATCATCAGTGATGTGCTAGCTATGCTTAGCGCATCCCCTGATAAAGCTGTGCAAGCGCACTTTGATTTAGTCAGGATTATCTTCCAGACCCCTGATGCCCCCACACAATCTGCCCTTGCTGAAAGGCTAGGGCTTACCAAACAAGCTATATCAGTCCGGGTTAAGAAGCTGGTATCTTATGCCGGCCTTCATACCCCGGGCTTACTGACTAGAATTAAAATCACACCGGCAGTGCCGGCTGATGATGATAGTTTAAATGAAACTAAAGCACCCTATATGACTGAAAGGGGGCGTAAGAAATCTATTCCAGCACCTTTTTTGGGGCGTGGGACATCCACCACCGGAAAAAAACGCAAGGATAACGCTTCTAGCGAACCGGAAACCCACCAAGGCTGACAAGCCGGCCTAAAACCAATCATTTAAAATGACGCAGAAAGAATTAGCTAAGCAGCTTGGGCTATCAATTGGCACAGTATCTAAGAAATGTCAGGAAGGGATGCCAAGGGATCTGCAAGGCGCTAAGGCTTGGATTGAGTTACGCAAGGCCGGCAGACACCGGAAGCTTCCCAAGCCCAAGGCGCAGCCGGCAGCAACTGAAGTGCTACCTGAGCTAAAGGGGCTTACAGCCGGAACGCTCAGCTATGCCTTGGCTCAGCACCGGATGCTTGTTGACCGGGCTAGGGATACTTACCTTGCAGCCATTGAAGGTAACGATCCGGCACAAAGCAAATTGCAGTCAGCCTATAACGCTAGCCTTAAGACCCTGTTAGACTTGGAAGATGAGGAAAAGAAAAGGGCAATTGAAGCTAGGGAATACATCAAGCTAACTGAGGCGCAGGAAATTATTGAACGCTGGACAGCCAAGGTAGTGCAGAAGTGGGACAAGCTTAAGCTAGAAGCTGCTGAAGCCTGTAACCCTGACCGGCCAGAAGTGGCCATTAAAGCCTTGGATGCTTGGACGCTTGATGCCCGGAAATCCCTTGCCACCCCAAAGGTATGACTGAGCAGGAAGCTAGATTGATTGAGGCAGCACAGGCAGTCATCCGGCCTAGCTACTCCGGTGATGTGGTGCAGTGGCTTGAAGAAAATGTTAAGGATGTTCCAGACAGCCCGATCCGGGGACAGCTTAACCTAAGCCGGACACCTTGGGTAGCTGAAGCCCTGCGCATTGCCACAGATCCTGAGACTAAGCTAGTAACCACCCTAGCTAGCACACAGTCCGGCAAATCATTGTTTATCCGGCTTTACTCAATCTGGCAGATAGTGAACGCCCCTGCTAACTTTATGATGCTTCAGGCCAATGATCCTGAAGCTAAGGACTTCTTCCTAAGATATGTCCGGCCACTGTGGAAGAATACACCTGTGGTGCAGTCCCTTCTTTCTGAAGGGGATAATGATAAAAGCACAGTGGCTGACTTCAGTAATGGGGTTACTGTTTATTGCCGGGGTGCTTGGAATGAAAACAACCTGCAACGCCTGAGCTTGCGGACAGTCATCATTGATGAAGCGTGGCTAGTCCCTAAAGGACACATTGCAGAAGCAATGGCTAGAACCCAAAGCTTCAGCTGGATGGGAAGGACAATCATAACTTCACAGGGCGGGACAATCGGGGATGACTTCCACACTTTGCACGACAGCACAGACAAGCGCCAATGGTGCTTTGCCTGTGTCAGCTGCGGGTTTGTCCAGCCTTGGCTGTGGGATTATGTGCGCTTTCCTCAAAATGCCAAGGTGGGCGGGATGTGGGACTTCCAGAAGGTTGAAGCCGGCACAACCTATGAATGTTGTAACTGTAAAACCCGGATGAGGGATAGCACCGGTGTAAGGACTGAAGCCAACCGGATTGACCGGGGGGCTTGCTTCAGGCCAACGCAACAGGCCAGCAGCCTTGGCAGTGTCGGCCTTCATTGGAATTGCCTAGCCAACAGCAGCTGGGGCAAGGAAGCTGTTAAGCTGCTTAAGGCAAAGGAAGCCTTTGACTTATATGCTGATGAGTCCCAGCGCAGGATCTTCAAACAGAAGCGCCTAGCGCAAGGTTGGTCTGAAGAACAAGGGGAAATGGTGGCACAGGCAACAGCCGGGGACTACTCCCTAGGGGATGCTTGGGACTTGGAAGCCAAGCTTACCCCTGAAGGCCGGGTGGTAGATGTGAACAGCGGGAACATCCCTGATGGATCTATTCCTTTCCGGACATTAGCTGCCGATGTGCAGCGGGGACACCTATGGGCTGAAGTCCGCAGTTGGGCTAAGACCGGTCATAGCCGGCTGATGTGGTATGGTAAGCTTGAGACTTGGCAGCAGCTGGATGATCTAGCCAAAACCCATAATGTCCATAAAGCCCTTTGTGGGGTGGACTGCGGGGATCAGACCCAAGAGGTATATGCCCAATGTGCTAGCCGGGGATGGAAGGCTTTAAGGGGTAGTGGTCAGGCTGATTTCACTGTGCAGGATGTTGGGGGCAAAACCACCAAGCGCTTCTATTCTGACAAACAATTGATTTTTATTCCCGGCCAACAGCGTAGATGTGAAATGATTGTGTGGAGCAATTTGGCTACCAAAGATTTCTTGGCCGGCTTGCAGAAGCGCCGGCTGCACACCTACCCCCGGAATGTCCCTGATGAGTATGTGCAGCAGCTAACAGCTGAAGTCAGGGTGAAGGATAGCCGGTCAGGGAAAAGTCATTGGATTATGCCGGCAGGTAAGACCCACGGCAACCACGCTTGGGACTGTGCCTTGATGGGTCTTATCCTTGCAGTGCGTTGGGGCATCATTGGCCGGGAAGCTACTGAAGCTGTGCCGGCAGATCCAAAGCCAGAAGGGGAAGCCAATTGACAGCCGGCCAAGCTCAGACACATTACCGGCTAAGTTACACCTTGGCCGGATGTGATGCGTTGGGTCTTCATAGCGTTGCTTGGGGCTGGCCAAGGTGTAGCCCATAATTGACTTACATTGCATCCTAAATGGCTTCATCTGGCATTTTCATTGGTCTTCCTGAAGCAACCCTTGTGGCTATGCGGGACGCTGCCCTAGCTGAATTGACCACCGGGCTAGTTACCACTAGTTACAGTGACAGCGGGACTTCTGTTAGTAAGGCTGTGACTATGCCGGCCAAGGAACGCTTTTCTGAGGCATCCTTTGCGCTGTCTGTCCTTAACCCCACACTTTATGGGGAACGCACAACAGTGATCCGGCAGACTTGGGATAATCTTACTGACTAACAATTTATGTCAAAGAAAGCACAGAAGATCCTTAAGCAGACTGCTGAAACCAAACAGCCTAAGAAGCTGGCCGGGACTCAGCAATTTACCAGCATCCAGAATAACGGAAACCGGGCTGCCATCTATGGCACTGCGGTTGATTTCAGCTTGGACTATGTTCCGGCTGACCGGCTGGAAATGATTAAGCGCCTTCGCTATGGTGAAAGAAACTGTGGCCTAGTGCGTCAGATCTTCGGGGACTTTGTGACTTATGTTGTCGGGGATGGGCTAGCGCATCAGTCTAACTGTTCAGATGCTGCCAAGGCTAAGCTGTATGAAGAAGCCTTCACTGAAGCTGTTAAAAACCTAGACCTATCCGGAAGATTTAGCTGGGTAGAAATCAAGCGCATCCTGCTTAGGGGTGCGCTGAGGGATGGGGACAGCTTCGCACTTTTCGTAAAAGATGAAGACGGCAACCCAAAGGTTCAAATGCTGGAAGGGCATAGGGTTGGAAATCCTGCCGGCCAGACTGTGCCGGCTGGGATGATTGATGGTGTGCAGTTTGATAGCGTTGGGCGCATCAAAGGATTTAACATCCTTGAAGCTGATGGTAAAAGCAAACTGCGGGAAGCTTCATCTGTCCGGCAGATCTGTGAACAGGATTATTCTTCCGGCAGCCGGGGACTGCCCCTGCTTCAGCACAGCTGGACGGATATCCAATCAGAAGACGAAATCCTGAAATTGGAAATGCTCGCTGTCCGCAATGACTCAGATTTTACTAGGGTGCTGCACAAGGCCAACGGCTTTGTGGCCGGACAGCTTAAGGATGAGCTTGGAGGATCTGGCAGCAATGGTGAAAGCCTAGCCCGGAAGCTTGGCGGGAAGCTTGCTGTGCTTGAACCCGGTGAACAGCTTTCCAGCGTAGAAAGCAAACGCCCCGGGAATAATTTTGTAGCGTTCCTAGAGGCTGTCCAGAAAGACATTGCCCGGGGAACAATCCCCTATGAATTCACCAGCAATCCCGGGTCTGCATCGGGGGCAGGGCTGAGGTTAATCGCTGCTAAAGCGGACAGAATTTTCTCACGCTGGCAGACCATCTTGATTGAGCGCCTTTGCACACCGGTCTTTCTTTATGTGGTCGGCACTAAGATTGCCAATGGTGAGCTGCCGGACAGCCCGGATTGGTATAAGGTT